AATTCCACTACTAATAAATACTAACTATACAACAAGTACCAATCTATAACAATGTAGTGCTAGCGCACACTAAAAAACAACAATCTTGAGCCTAACGGCACTAACTAATAACAATTACTAATAAATAACAAACTCATTCTTATAAAAAATAAGGGAATTACAGAGTTTTTAAAGGAGAAAAGAAAAATGCCAAATTGGGCAGAGGGGACTCTTAAATTAAGAGGCAGACGCGAAAACGTTGCATCAGCTTTAAAAGAAATGCTATTAGGAAATAAAGGCGCAACGCTTGAAGATGAATACGATGGTACTCTACTAAGATTTAAAAATGAGTATGATTATTTTTATATAAACGGTACAAGGCGTGCGTTTATTTCTAGTAAAGATATTGAAATTTGGTTGGATGATGATTTTGTGATTATCGAGCTTGAAGATTTCAAACAAGCATGGGCAGCATCGGCTGACAATTACACAGAAATTTCTAGTAAGTTTGATGTTGATATTAAAATTTTCACTTTTGAAATGGGTATGGAGTTTACACAGGAAATTGAAATTTCAAAAGGTGAAATCATCAAGAATATTGTAAACGAAAACTTTACTAACTATTCATGGGATGTACCTTTTAGCAGACTTGGAGGATAGATGATATGGCAGATTTAACATTTGCAGAATTACAGCGAAAAATGCAAATCGAAAAACAAACGAAACAGGGAGTGAAATATCCGTTTAGAACCGCAGAGGACATCAATAATAAATTTAAGTCTTTGGATAGCGGTTGGAGTGTATCATTTCCAGAAGATGACATCATTCAAAAAGGTGACAAACTGTATTATAAAGCGGTAGCTGTTGCTAAAAGAGAAAGTGATGGCACGATTGAAAAAGCTATTGGATGGGCTAGAGAAGAAGATGTACCAATTTTTCACACACAAAAAGGGGATGTGAAACAGATGCAAGATCCACAATGGACAGGTGCGGTTGGTTCTTATGCTAGAAAATATGCCTTACAAGGTTTATTTGCTATTGGGGGTGAGGATGTCGATGAGTATCCGGTAGAAGAAAGCCAAGAGCAAGGGCAGAATAATCAGCAACAGAAACCAAACAACCAGCAAGCCCAAGAACAAAATCAAGTAAGGTACATTGACAACATTCAGTATCAAGAAATCATCAAGAACGTTGAGGAGTTTGCGACTATTAAGGGAGCGCCATTTGATACAGTTGCAAATTTTGTATTGAGCAAGTACCAAATAGATGATTTCCACAAAGTGCCAGTTGATGGCTATAACATAGTGATGGAATATCTCACTAAACAAATTCAAAAAGCATACGAAAAACAAGGAGTATAAGACATGACTGAAAATAAAATTTATTCGCCATGGGCTTTCACAGAAAACGAAAGTCAAAAACATAAATCTAATCTTTCAGCTCTAAAAGAGTTAAAAGAGAAATATATCATCAAGGACAAATGGAATTATGACAAAATGAATGAACAAGATCAAGAAACCGTTGATGTTGTATATGGTCGAGTTGGTGGTGGTTACGGGAATTCACTGTATGAGATTTACAAGAATACCCCTAATTTATCAAAAACAGAACTTGCCTTAATTTGTGATAATGGCAATTTATGTTTTGGACATTCATCATCAGGTAGTAAAATCAAAATTTTCACAGACTAGGAGAACAAAGACATGGTAAAAGATGTAACTAATAGCTTGACAGAAATTAAGGTAGATTTCCAACCTGCAGTAATCAATGTTGATTATGATAGCGTTGAGAAACAACTTGCAGCAATCGTTTCACAGTACACGGATTATGAGGTGACAGCATCCACTTACAAGGTTGATTATGATGAGCGTACACGCCTTAATAAATTAAAAGAGGCGTTGGAAACTCGACGTAAAGAAATCAAAAACAACATCAATAATCCTTACAAGGAATTTGAGAAGTGGTACAAGAAAACAGTTGAGCCATTGGATAATGTTATCTCAAACATCACAGCAGGACTTAATGCGATTGATGAACATGAACGATTGATGCGCGTGGATGTTGTCCGAGCTACCTTTGAGGATAAGTGTATGGTCGCAGGAATTGAAAAATCCACATTTGCCGACAAATACGATGAGTACAGCCTCAAGAAATATTTTAAAACAGGCAAGTATGAGCTGAAAAAGACAACAGTTGATGAAATGGATGCTTTAGTGCTTTCAGAATTTGATGCCCTGGAAGAATACAAGGCTAACAAGCAAGCTATCCAAGAGCTAGCTCAAGAGTACGATTTACCAGCTGATAGCTATATCAGACATCTTGAAGATGGTAAGAGTCTTGTTGATATTTTCAAGATGATGAAATCAGATCGTGATGCTGAGATTGCACGCAAAGAGCAGAAAGAGGCTCAAGAAAAAGCAAAAGCTGAACGACTTGAAGAAATTGCTCAAACAGCCAAGGAAAATGCAAATGCAAATATCAAGGCTTATGATGCCGAAACAGGCGAGATTTTGGAACAGGGTACAATTACACCAGAACCACAAAACAACGTGCGAGAGGTGGCAAAATTTGAGCCTAGCGAGCCTTTAACAATTAACTTGCGTTTGACATTGCATGGTGGAAAATCTCAGCTTAATCAGTTGCAAGAATGGCTTGAGGATAACTTTATCAGTTTTGAAACTTTGGAGGTTTAGGTGGAATTTAAAAAGTATCAACTTATTTTAGAGTTTGAAGAGGCTAACAGGCCTCTCTCACAAATTGAAAAGAAAGGTCTTGCTGTCTACTCTATCGAGTATCTAAAAGCGGGGCTAGATAGCTTGGAGCGTGAATATTGCAACAGGAGGTATGCTCAATGAAATTTAATGAACTGATTGAAAATGTAAAAGGATGGTCAACAGCTAAGGAGCTTGACAAAGCAAGCCCATTATCTCAAATGCTCAAACTCAATGAAGAGTGGGGGGAGCTCAATGGTGCTACAGTACGAAAGGATAAGGAAAAGATAGCTGATAGCGTTGGAGATATGATGGTTGTTCTGACTATCCTAGCTCAACAGATGAACTTTTCTAAAATCCATTTGTCTCTCAATCCAGATGAGAACGGACAGCATAACTTTCATTATGTAGATCAGTGGTCAGTAGAGTTACTGTACTTGCACATTGCTAATGAAATTGGGTTGATTGCGCGTGGTTTGGTTGATGTTTCAACTAATACAAATCGCATTAACGCACGCACTCAAATTCAGTTAAGTAGCCGTAACATTGCTATTTATCTGGTGTTTGTTGCTAAGAAATTTGATTTGACTTTGACAGAGTGCCTTGAATTGGCATGGAATGAAATCAAAGACCGTCAAGGAAAGATGGTGGATGGTGTGTTTGTTAAATCTTCTGATTTAGAGGAGGTACAAGATGGCACAAAATAAATATTATGTATTGGCTAAACGGGATAACCTAGACTTAGGGATGGTGGTTGAGGCTGAAAATTACTATATGGCTGCTGTAAAAATGTCATCGTTACTATGGAATGAGTTGAGTCTTGATGATGTGATTGTTACAGATGTTAAGGAGATGGAGGTAAAGGATGATAAATAACGTTGTTTTAGTAGGGCGACTTACAAGAGATGCTGAACTGAGATACACGCAATCTAATATTGCGGTTGCTACGTTTACTCTTGCTGTAAACCGTCCATTTAAGAACGAGGCTGGAGAGCGTGAGGCTGACTTTATCAATTGCGTTATCTGGAGACAGTCAGCTGAAAATCTTGCTAATTGGGCTAAAAAAGGCTCTCTTATCGGAGTTACAGGAGTAATTCAAACACGTAGCTATGATAATCAACAAGGCCAACGTGTTTATGTCACAGAGGTTGTTGCTAGTAATTTCCAATTGCTAGAAAGTCGTAACAGTCAGCAAAATAATCAAGGCCATCAAGATCATCATGGCGGTTATCAACAACAGGGTTACAGCAACCAGGGCAGTTCTTTCCAAAACGGAAATAACACAGGGAACAATTTCCAAAATGGAAATAGTTACGGACAACAAGGTAGTTTCTTTGAGGGGAACACAACAAATCCAGTTCCTGATTTCACCCGTGATAACAATCCATTTGGCAGACCGACAAACCCATTGGATATCAGTGATGATGATTTGCCGTTTTAGAAAGAGGTGCTGAATGGAATTTATCAAAGTTAAAGTCGACTTACAATGCCCATTTTGTGGACACTGTAAAGTGGTTAAGGTAGGAGCGCATCGCAAGGCTATTACTTGCCCATCGTGTAAACAAGCTGTTTTCTTGTCGTGGGCAACTGGTATCGAGGGGGAAATTGATGAACATGGTTATTATTTCCATGCCGTCGAGCCTTTCAATATCCGCAAAATCAATCAAGAGTTTCAAGATGCCTTTGAGGATTCACCACCTAAACACTCTTTCACTATCAGAAATAATATGAGAGGGTGATATAGTGCAGAAAATGATAGTATGGGCGTTGTTTGATAGTGGTAACGGCTCATATACTAAAGCTATCAACACGCTTAATAGTTCGGGGGGGGCGAATATTGAAGTATATCCGATTGGGATAGATATTGAAAACAAGAACAATCATTTTATCCCCCTAAACCTTGCTGATTACTCACGGCTATTTGGCGATAATAAGCTATTTGATACGCTTGACAAGCTACCACATCCAGATTTAATCATAGCAAGTCCACCTTGTGAAAGTTGGTCAAATGCTAGTGCGATGACAAATGGCAACGCTTGTTGGAAACGGGAAGATTTATCAGATAGTCTATTTGAACCTCAAATACCACCTAGTATGTTTACTATTCGAGCGAACAAAGACTATGAGGATGCGTACAATAATTATCGCTATGATAGGCAATTTATGAAACGTGTTAACGGTGAGCTATGCGCCTTTAATACCATTGAAATCATAAAGAGGTATCAGCCTAAGTATTGGATAATTGAAAACCCAGCAACAGGGAGACTATGGAAGTATATAGAAACTATTATAGGCTTTCCATTGCCCTATAAAAACCCAACAAGGTACAACAACTATGATTACCCTTTGCAAAAACCGACCAAATTTGCAAGCAATCTATTTCTAAATCTCAACAATGATATAAATCCAGCAGAAATTGAATGGGGTAATTTTTCTAAATCGTATAATGAACGGTCTAATATACCTCAAAAGTTACTTTTGGATATATTTCAGACAGTACTAAACCAATTTGAAAAGGAAACAGAAAAAAATGACAAAAATTGAAATCGTTATGGTACTTACAACTTTGATGTCTATCACATGGGCAGCGATTGTTACAATTCACACTATGCAAGCCATCAAAAATCACAAGGCAAAAGTGGATTATTATCAGAAACCACAAGTGCAATGTGAGATTGCACGTCATGTACTTAAAAACAAATGGTACTCAGATGGAGGGGAGGTGTTTAGATGAAAGTATTTGATGGCGCTAAAATGCGTGCTATCCGTAAAGAGGCAGAGCTTACTCAGTATGATCTTGCCCCTATGGTTGGCATTAGTCAAAATCGAGTAAGTGACATTGAGAGAAATGTTACAACTCCAACAATTGAGGAAATCGAGGCATTTGCCGATGCTCTAAATACTCAAGTATCATCATTTTTAAGCAACGAGTCAGAAATTGAGGTTATTGCTAATACCTTTACGAAAAAGAAAAAGGATACAGATGCAGAGTCTCACTTTGACGCCCCAACCGAGCAAATGGAGCTATTTGTTGATGATACTTTACTAGGTCATGACCTGACAGGATATGTATTGATCAGCCAAAAAACCTATCTGGAGTTGTTAGATAGTCAAGATCGCTTAAAGCAGTTACAAAAACTTTTGAAGTAGGGAGGTTGTGATGAAATTTGAACTTATCAATGACCACTTTGAAAATGCTAAGCGATACAACATACCGAGGGCGCAACTTATCATTGCTGATATTCCTTACAATTTAGGAAATAATGCATACGCCTCTGACCCTAGATGGTACAAAGATGGCGATAACAAAAACGGAGAGAGCAGATTAGCAGGGAAATCATTTTTTGATACAGATAATGATTTCAAAATCAATAATTTCTTTGACTTTTGCAGCCGTTTGCTTAAAAAAGAGCCAAAAGAAAAAGGGAAAGCGCCTGCTATGATTGTCTTTCATGCCTGGCAACAGCGAGACATGATTATAGAATGTGGTAAAAAGCACGGTTTTAATAATGCTTATCCGCTCTATTTCACAAAGAAATCAAGCCCTCAAGTGCTAAAGGCCAATATGAAAATTGTTGGTGCGGTTGAAGAGGCAACGGTATTATATCGTGATAAACTCCCTAAATTTAACAATGGTGGGGCTATGATACTCAATCATGCCCCGTGGGAAAAAGATAGCTCTTACCCAGTTATCCACCCTACGCAAAAACCGATACCAGTTTTGAAACGATTGATTGAAATTTTTACAGATGAGGGCGATGTTGTCATTGATCCCGTAGCAGGTTCTGGATCAACTCTAAGGGCTGCTATTGAGATGAATAGGTCAGCCTATGGATTTGAAATTAAGAAAGATTTCTATAAGGCTGCACAAGAGAAAATGCTATCGTCATTTCAAATTAGCTTAATTTAAAGCAGGAGGACAATATGGATAAAAAACTTATTGGGTTAGACCTAACCCACATTGCAGATGGAGGATTACAGGAGAAACTAGACAAAGAGCTTGAAAAAGTCTTTGATAACATCCTTGACCTAAATACAGATGCGAAAGCAAAACGAAAAGTGACTATCACACTTACAATGTCAGCTAATGAAGAGCGTACAGTGGTTGATACTATCATGGAGGTAAAATCTAAATTTGCGCCTCAAAATGGAGTAGCTACAACAATTCTTGTTGGGCGTGATTTTGATACAGGTCAAGTACATGCTAATGAGCTGAAAAGTACAGTACCTGGACAAATGTACTTTGACGAAAACGGAGAAATTTTGACGGACATTGGGCAACCAGTAGCAGAAATTGAACAGCAGACAGAAACGAAACCAGATATTATTGATTTCAACAAAAAGAAAGTAGGTAACTAATATGACAACAGAAAATCTTAAAGCAGCATTGGAATACGTAGTAAAACTAAATGAGTGTGGATTAGAAATTTTAACAGCTGCAGATGGCACAGAGTATTATGATGCCAATAAATTCAACCTCAAAGAACTTGATCCTAAACGCTATCCTAAAACTCTGGAGCTATCAACCTTGACAAGCCTTGTTGACTATCTCAAAACTGACCTCAACAATTTGAAAAACCAACGCTTGATTGTAGCAGTTGAGAAAAATGATGAGGTTTGTGTATGGTCTGAAAATGATGAGTTAGAACATCGCACATTACTTGTTGATGTTAAGGCACGCATCCCAGAGTTATCTTTTGGCCGTTTCCTATCATCGGAACAGTTCAATATCATGTTGCAATCAAACTTTATTGACGATAACGATCGTGGCACATTGCTAGAATTTGCTAGCGCATTGAAAATTGAGAATGGGGCTGAAATTGAAGATAATGGAGTATCTCAAGTAGCAACAGTTAAAACAGGGGTGGCAAGCCTTGCTAAAGGCAAAGCACCTAATCCGGTTACATTGCGCCCATATCGTACATTTAGCGAGGTTGAGCAACCGGCAAGTCTATTTGTCTTTAGGATTGATAAGCAAGCAAATATGGCTTTATTTGAGGCAGATGGTAAGCGTTGGATAGCTGATGCAGTAGGAAACATTGCAGCCTATCTAAAAGAGCAACTAGCAGACCAGAAACATATTACAGTATTAGCATAGGAGGAAAAAACAATGACTAAAGAAACTAAAAACACGGTATCAGCTGAAACTATCGTAGAGAACTTGAAAGAGTTCGCGGAGACACTACACGATGAGAGCAAAGAGGCAATGTTACACTTTCTTTTGACAAAGAATGTGAGCAAATTTAAAACAGCTAATATTATGCACAATATTAGTCATGATTTGCTAGATATCTTAGATGGCAAGAGTGCTAAAGAAATTCTTGGTGAATCTGATGAGGAAGATAGCTCTTTTGTTGGTTCAATCGCTATCAATGTAGAAACCGGGAAAGTTGAGGGGATTGATGACATCAAGGACACCAAAGTAAAAGAACAGATTTTAGCAGCTGTAAGTAAAGTGGTTGAAGAGTTAGGCGGTAATTAGATGATCTTATTTCTGAAATTGATGGTTATCAGCGCTTGCTTACTCCTTGCTATTCTGATTTTCGTTGCTGGGCACAAAACCTACAAAAAAGGAAAAGCGGACAAGGTGGTTTGGTTTATCTTTGATGCTTATGCTATCGCTTTGATTTATACAGTGATAAAGATTTTGGAGACATGACATGAAAAATAAAAATCGAGTTGGTCTATTTTTTGCACTTGTGGGCTTATCGCTATCAATGCTAAATCTAGGTTTGATAATCTCCAAAAATCACTATAAACCACAGGTGGCCAAGCTGGAGCAACAAGTGGATGAATTGAAAAAAAGAAAACCAGTCATTATTTATCAAGTTGACAATGCTGGTGGTGAGCTTATCGGAACAGTAACAGATAAAGCTATTGTTGATGGGCATTATACAGTCACAATTGGAGCTTATGGCAAGTTTCTTGTTACGAAAGAGCAATATGAGAGCATCAACATAGGGGATGATGCACCAGGTTATTTGAAGAAATGAGGTAAGCGATGAACAAGCGACAAAAGAAAAAACGCCTTGAGCGTGAGAAAAAAGAAGTCATCAAAGGAATTGATTATATCGAGGGAGTCTTTACCAAAATGGCTGAAGCAATGCGTGATCATTACAATACATTGCCAGATAATGAAGATAAATTTTACAACGATTTCTTTATTACAGGATTTGAATTTAGCTTAAAGCAATTAGCGTTGGCTAAACATCTTTTGGAGCAAGTGAGATGAAATTTGAGTTTTCTTTGCCTCGAAACACTAAGCTAAAATCTCTAAATATGGTTATCAATAGTAATGACAGGCAACATCAAACAGATAAAGCTAAAGTTACTAAGCGCATTAGAGGTTTTGCTTATTGGCATACATCGATGAACAAGGATAAAGGGAGGGCTGCTTTTAGCCCCTCTAACCCTTGTGAGGTTACAGTTACAATTTACAGCCCTACTAAATCTAAATTAGATCCGCCTAACTTGTATCCGACAGTCAAGGCTATCATTGATGGCATGACTGATGCGGGTATTTGGACAGACGATAATCACAAGGTTATCAAAAAGTTATCCTTTGTTTATGGTGGATTAAGTGAGGAAAAAGGGCATTATAGATTAGAGTTTGATATAGAGGGAGTGGATTGATGGTACAAACGATTGAACAAGCAATAAAAAATGAAAACAAACGCATAAAAATCCCAACGAAAATCAGACCGTTTGATGTGGGTTATCGAATAGTAAATAAACACGGTCAAGCGCTTGCCTTAAAAAACGGAGCAAGTATATTCAGTTTGCCATCATTGGCTGAAAAAGCTATAGAAAAAGAGTTTGGAAAAAATGATCCAAACTTTGATATCGGAAAGCATTCTGTTGAAGAGGTTGCTATTGTCAATTTAAGTAAATTTCATAGTTACTTTGAGGAGGTGAAAGATGAGTGACTTTCTAAAAGGTATTGGAGCAGTAACATTAATGTTATCAACAGTTGCAGTCATTTTCCTTACTATTTGCGGGCTTATTGAATGGTATTTTACATGGGTATTTTCAATTTTCCCAATCAAACCTTATTTAATACCAGTTTTGTTAGTACATTCTTTTCTTTTTGGAGGATTGGTATTTCTTGTAGGGAGTTTAGTTGAACTAATCGGTAAAAGAAAATCTAAAAGATAAAATCACACTTATTTAAGGAGGGTAACAAATGAAAACTAAAAAACTATTAGCAATCGCATTGCTTGGCTTGTCTTTTGTATGGTTGGCAGCATGTGGAAACAAGGATGTCCTTGGAACAACTTTCACTTTTAATTACGCAAAAGTGAAAATGGTAGATGGGCAAATCGTAGAGGGCAAAGTCAAACAGTGGGCGAAGTACGAGAAACAGGATAGTATTCGTGTTACTTTTGAAAATGGTGATGAGTATTACACTCACTCAAGTAACGTGACTTTGTACAATAAATGATGAGGGGGTGATACATGACTGATGACGAAGAAAAAAATAGAGCGCTTGTCAGTTATCCATCGCAGGGAAATCAATTGGCTAAAGTGGTATTTTTTGAGAGATAAGAAAAATCCTCAAAAAACAATCTTGGAGCAAAAGATACATGAGGCATTTTTAGAGAATAATATTGAACAGTCTGTATTTTTGGTAAATCTGAAAACTGTAACAGATGAATATATCGAGAAATCAGATAGAAAAATGTTAAAAACGATAAAAGAGGTCTATGTATTTGAGAATATAAATGTGATCGGCGCGTGTCAAAAAATTTTATATCTAAGTCCTAGCCCAGCGTACACATATATCAACAAATGGTTTGATAAGTATTTTGTTTCAACTTACAAGTACATCCCCCTATCTAAATAACCGTAAAAATACCCTAACCTATGTATCTATAATCAAGGTACATAGGTTTTTTATTAGGAGGATAATATGGACAATCTGACAACAAAACCATATCACAGACAGAATACTATTAACCAGTATAATTTGTTGGATTATGATGCCACGCGCACAGATGGTAAATATAATTTGCCAATCCTTGAACCAGTTGATCATATTCCTAAAAAGTTACAGGGATTTAACTATGTTTTGAATAAACCTGACTATTCAGCTACCGTGCATTTTTTCTTAGATGATTATCAGTTTGAAAGAATTTGGAAACGCCCAGACTTTTACCTAGAGAAATTAGCTGATTTTGATTGTGTACTCACACCGGATTTTAGCCTATACACAGACATGCCAATAGCTATGCAGGTTTGGAATACTTATCGCTCAAGATTGATAGGCCAAATGATGCAGAATTGGGGTTATACAGTCATACCTACTGTATCATGGTCAAGTCCAGAAAGTTATGAGTTTTGTTTTGATGGTTTGCCGAAACATAGCACAGTTGCCATCAGTACAGTAGGCATAAAACAACGCAAAGAGCGCTTTGAATTGTGGAAAGATGGAGTAGATACCATGATTAAAAAGATAGCGCCAAAGCGTATTTTGGTATATGGTGGTGAGGTTGATTATGATTATAAAGGTATTGAGGTAATTTATTTTGGAAATGATACAACAGAAAGGATGGACAAATGGGCGGTCGAGGAGCAAGCTCTGGAATGAGTAACAAAGGCAAAAAGTATGGGACAGAATATAGTACCTTGCATACAGCAGGTAATATAAAATTTGTCACTCAAAATGGCAGTGGTGGACAAGTAGCACCTATGGAAACCATGACCAAAGGTAGAGTATATGTATTAGTTGATAAGCATAAAAATACCTTGAAAAGCATCACATACAATGATACGAATAATAAACGTAGTAAGCAGATAGATTTAGACCATGAACATAAAAAGATGCAGCCTCATACTCACCACGGTTATTTCCATGCTGAATATGAAGTAAGTAAGAAAGGTGCTACAAATCTGACCACTAAAGAGAAGAAGATGGTTGCTAGAGTGATGAAAGAGTGGTATAATTATAATAGAAAGCGCAAGGGATAGTATAGAAGGAGTACACCTTGATTGAGGTAGCCACGGTGCGAATCCGTGTCATTGCGCTGTATCTAGCCCCTTAATTGGGGCTTTTTTTGCGCCTTAAATCAAAAATAACAGTAAAACATCCCCTCTTTTAGCATATAAAATGAAATCATGAGTAGCAATACTTGTGATTTTTTGTTGGAAAGGAGGGAGCGAATGAATGAAAGACAGAGGCGCTTTGCAGATGAGTACATAAAGACAGGAAACGGCTATCAATCAGCAATTAAGGCTGGTTATAGCGAGAGTTATGCCAATAATCGTATTACTGAACTGTTGGGAAATGTTGGGATAAAAGAGTACATAAATAAGCAGATGCAAGAGCTGCATAAGTCAAATATCATGGATGCGACAGAGGCGCTCTATATCCTTTCTGAAATCGCTAGAGGTAAACGAGATGAGGAGGTTTTGATACTTAATCCAACAACAGGAAAAGTAGAAAGACATATTAAGAAAGCAGATAATGCAACAGTTATTAAAGCTATTACTGAAATCTTGAAACGATATCCAACAGCTAAACAATCTGAAAAACTAGAGCTTGAGATTGAGAAATTAAAATCACAGTTGATAGATACACAAATGGAAGATGACACCATCACAATTATTGATAGTTGGGAGGGTGACGATGAAGATAACTGATATTCAAAAAAATGTCAATCCTCATTTCAAGAGTGTTTGGAAATCCAAGAAACCTTACAACATTTTGAAAGGTGGGCGAAACTCATTCAAATCATCAGTTATTACCTTAAAGCTGATTGTCATGATGACTTGGTACATCATAAGGGGTGAAACTGCCAATATTGTCATTATCCGTAAAGTAGCTAATACAATCCGTGATAGTGTGTACAATCAAATCCAATGGGGACTATCGTTGTTTGGTCTAACTAGTCGTTTTAAGATGACAGTCAGCCCATTTAAAATAAGTCACAAAAAGACAGGCTCAACATTTTATTTTTACGGCCTCGATGACTACCAAAAGTTGAAATCAAACAACATCGGAAATATTATAGCTGTTTGGTATGAAGAGGCTGCTGAATTTTCAAGCGCAGAAGAATTTGACCAGACTAACATTACATTTATGAGGCAGAAACACCCACGCGCTCAATTTGTTAAAATCTTTTGGTCATATAACCCTCCTATCAATCCGTACAGTTGGATAAATGAGTGGTATGAGGAAATGAATACGCAAGATAATTACTTATGCCATTCTAGCACTTATCTTGATGATGAGTTAGGATTTGTAAATGATCAGATGTTGGCTGATATCGAGCGTATAAAAAAGAATGACTATGATTATTACAGGTATGTCTATCTAGGTGAGTCAGTTGGTTTAGGGAATAATATCTATAACATGAGTACATTTCACCCGTTAGATGCTTTGCCTAGTGATGATAGGCTGATAGGTATATCTTTTGCATTGGACGGTGGGCATCAGCAGTCAGCTACTGCATGTTGTGCTTTTGGGATAACTGCTAAAGGTAAGGTTATCTTACTTGATACCTGGTATTACTCACCAGCTGGCCAAGTGATAAAGAAAGCACCTAGCCAACTATCACAGGACATCAACGGCTTTATACAATCGGTTGTCAGCAAGTACAGAGTACCTATTTTGCAATATACGATTGATAGTGCAGAGGGAGCATTGAGAAACCAGATGTATCTTGATTTCAGTATCAGATGGCATCCGGTGGCTAAATTGAAGAAAGTGACAATGATTGATACATTCCAATCACTATTAGCACAAGGTCGCTTTTATTACCTTGATACAGAGAATAACAAGGTATTTATTGAAGAACATAAGATGTACAGGTGGGATGAAAAGACACTGCAGTCCGATAGCCCAAATGTCATCAAAGATGATGACCATACATGCGATGTTGCCCAGTATTTTATATTAGACAATTCTAAGATACTTGGTTTGCGTGTTGGTAATTCATAAGGAGGGCAACAATGAACTTAATTCAAAAAGTAAAAGACTTTTTCAACCGTGGGAGGTATAACATGGAAACATCAAACCTAAACAGCATCTTGGAGCACCCAAAGGTAGCTGTAACACAATCCGAATTTAACAGGATACAGCTCAATCTAGCTTACTATCAATCTAAATTTGATGATGTGGAGTACATCAACACCGATGGCGACAGAAAGCGTAGAAAGATGCAACACTTGCCGATTGCACGAACTGCAGCCAAAAAGATTGCCAGCCTTGTCTATAATGAACAAGCAGAGATCACAGCAGATGATGATACGCTAAATGACTTTCTTAATGATATGTTAGGTAACGATAGGTTTAACAAAAATTTTGAAAGATATCTTGAAAGTTGTTTGGCGCTTGGTGGACTTGCTATGCGCCCTTACGTCGATGGCGACAAGATACGTGTGGCATTTATTCAAGCACCGGTGTTTTTGCCATTACAGAGCAATACACAGGATGTATCAAGCGCTGCAATCCTCACAAAGACAATTAAGTCAGAGAGCAAAAAGAATGTATATTATACGTTAGTTGAGTTTCATGAGTGGGTAACTCAAGATGGCCAAGAGGTAGGGAGTACAAAAGATAAAAACCTATACCGCATCACTAATGAGTTATACAAATCAACATCAGATGGCACGCTGGGTGATCGTGTAAATTTGAGCGAGCTATATCCTGACTTGCAACCAGTGACAACGATACAAGGATTGTCACGCCCGTTGTTTGTTTACCTCAAGACACCAGGCATGAATAATAAAGATATCAACAGCCCTCTTGGTTTATCTATCTTTGATAACGCAAAGACCACTATTGATTTTATCAATCGCACGTACGATGAATTTATGTGGGAAATTAAGATGGGTCAAAGGCGCGTGATTGTGCCTGAGCAAATAACGCAACTCAAAGTACAAGATATCCACGGTGAAATCAAATTTAAGCGACGTTTTGATACTGACCAAAATGTTTACATGCAAGTAGGGGTAGGTAATATGGATAGTGGGAGCATTATTGACCTCACAACTCCTATCCGCTCATCAGATTATATTTCAGCCATTTCAGAGGGTTTGAAGCTCTTTGAAATGCAGATTGGTGTATCTAGTGGCATGTTTACATTTGATGGGCAAGGGGTCAAGACAGCAACGGAGATTGTAAGCGAGAACTCAGACACCTATCAAATGCGGAATAGTATTGTGGCACTTGTTGAACAAGCTATCAAAGAGCTTTGTGTTTCTATGTGTGAGTTGGGCAAAGCGGTAGGGATTTACGGCGGAGAAATTCCGGAGCTTGATGATATTTCAGTTAATTTGGATGATGGTGTATTTACTGATAGGCATGCAGAGCTTGATTACTGGATGAAGATGGTAGCAGCTGGATTTGCGACACAGAAAAGAGGTATTGCTAAAGTACTGAACATCACAAATGAAGAAGCAGAGAGAGAACTTGCTGAAATTAATGGAGAGTTACCACCAGAGAGTGATGCAGAACTGGCTTTGTATGGAAAAACAGAGAAGAAAGCAGAAGAGGAGTAGCTATAAACTGCTATAAATTACAATAAACGACACATAAGGAGTTGAAAATGACTGATAAACGCAAAATGCCAACTCTAAATGATCAGCGATTTTCTTTGCACATGCAGGGCGTGAGTGATATTTACTCTAAAATGCAAATTGAGTTGTTTGATAGCATGATAAAACGACTTAAAGAGCGTGGCAATGCTGACCTTGCAAAAAATCCGTATATATGGCAACTAGAAAAGCTCAACGATATGTACATGCTGAATGAGGAGAACTTAAAGATTATTGTTGAACGTACAGGAATTGCTGAAAGTCTTTTGAGAGAGGTCATTGCTAACGAGGGATTAAAGGTCTATAAGGACACAAAGGAGCAACTAGAGGAAGATTTAAAAAGGGAATCTAGTGGCAAAGTTAGAAATGGTGTAATCGATGCTCTTGAGTCCTATACTCAACAAGCTATAAGTGACCTTAATCTTATCAATTCAACATTACCAGCAAGCATACAGACTGTTTTCAAATCGGTTGTAGAGCAGACAGTTGCCCAAGTGGTATCAGGGACTAAAACAAGTGACAGGGCGTTAAATGATACTATCATGAGCTGGCAAAAAAAGGGCTTTACTGGATTTACTGACAGCGCAGGGAGAGAATGGCGAGCAGATAGCTATGCCAGAGCAATTATTAAAACGACAACTTACAGGGTTTACAATGATATGCGTACAAGGCCTGCAGAGGAATTAGGGATAGATACTTTTTACTACTCTATCAAGTCGTCTGCTAGAGCTGCATGTGCTCCATTGCAAGGTAAGATTGTCACTAAAGGTCAAGGCAGAACAATAAACGGCCTTACTATTCATAGTTTGCTAGATTATGGTTTTGGTACTGCTGGGGGATGTCTAGGTGTCCATTGTGGTCATTATCTTACGCCTTTTATCGTAGGAGTAAATGAAATACCAGACTTGCCAGACTATATGAAAGACCTAACGCCAGAACAGGCAGAAGAAAATGCACGCATCGAGGCTAAACAAAGAGCCTTAGAGCGCAATATCAAGCATCACAAAGAAAGATTGCACTATGCTAGTACATTAGGTGATGATGATCTGATACAAGCTGAGAGGCTAAAAGTTAGAGCTTATCAAGGGAAAATAAGAGCTCTTGTAGAACAACACGAATTTTTAAGCCGTGATTACAGTAGAGAAAGAGCATATATCTAATTATCAAGAGGGTTACTAAACAACCCTCTTTTTTTGTGCCTAAAACCGTAAAAAATCCCATTCCATCCAAAGTAAACTGAAATAGTAAATAATATTTTGCTTTTCGGTGGGAGTTGTCCACCTAAAAAGAACTAAGGAGGTACAAATGGCATTTACAACAGAGGAACTACTCAAACTTGGATTGACAGAGGAACAGGCTAAATCAGTCTTTGCCTTGCGAGGAAAAGAGCTCAACGAGGACAAATCAGCCTTGGAAACTATCACACAAGAGCGAGATAGTCTCAAATCCCAGTTAGAAAAAGCAGAGGAGCAAGTTGAAAACTTGAAATCGCTTGAAAGTATCAGTGCTGAACAAAAAGAGGCGATTGATAAATTGCAAGCGGATTATGACAAGTATAAACAAGAGGCTGCTGATGAACTGGCAAAAACAAATAAGGTGAATGCTATCAACCTTGCTTTGAAAGATACCACAGCACACAATCCATCAACCTTGATGAAGTTTATTGATGTTGATGCCATTGAACTAGATGACAATGGCAAACCTAAACTAGATGACATCCTCAATGGTCTAAAGGAAAGTGACCCATATCTTTTTAAAGCAGAAGAAGATGGCAAGCCTAACCCAAATATCGTTGCGTTTGGAAATCCAACAGCAACAGACCCAGCACCAGATGCCTTTGCACAGGCATTAGGGCTAACAGAATAAAAAGGAGGAATAGTAGATGTCAATCAATTACATCACAAAACATGAGGGGCAGTTTGAAAAACGCCTTATGCAAGGCTCATTGACTGCCATTCTTGAAACGCCAAAAGTAAATTGGCTCGGTGCAAAATCATTTGAATTGCCAACAATCTCTGTAACAGGATATAAGGCACATACACGCTCTAAGGGTTACAACTCAGGTACAGTATCAAACGATAAAAACGTTTATACTCTTGGATTTGACCGAGATGTTGAGTTTTTTGTTGATACAGCAGATGTTGACGAAACAAACCAAGAGCTTTCAGCCGCTAACATCTCAAATACATTCATTTCAGAACATGCAACACCAGAAGTTGATGCTTACCGCTTTTCTAAAATTGCCACAGCTGCCATCAATGGTAGTCATTTCAAGCAAGAGGATAGCATTACACCGGAAAATGTCTACGGCATTTTGAAAGCTGCTATTTTGCCAATGCGTAAATATGGAGCATCAAATCTTGTCATGTATGTATCTAGCGAGGTAATGGATGCCCTAGAGCGTGCTAAAGACTTTACACGCGCAATCGCTACTACATCACCTCAAGGAATTGACACACGTGTAACATCGCTAGATGGAGTGCAACTTATCGAGGTTTGGGATGATGCACGTTTCAAAACTCAGTTTGATTTCACAACTGGATTTGTGAAAGCTGGTGGCGGTAAAGATATCAATTTCTTGATCGTGGCTAAGACAGCTATCATTGCCAAAGCTAAATTCAACTCTATCTATCTCTTTGCTCCTGGGCAACACACAGAGGGTGATGGTTATCTATACCAAAACCGTTTGTATCATGATTTGTTTGTCTTGAAATCTCAAGAAGATGGGGTTTACGTTTCACATAAATCAGCATAGGAGGTAGCAGATGAAGAAATACATCAAAGAAAATCAAGTTTATACCGTGCAAGAGGGTAGTGAGCTTGAGGTACAACTTATGGCAGATGGCTTTGAGGAATTGGTGGAAGATGGTGGCGAGCTTGAAACACCAAAGGAAACTAAGGACAAAGGTAAAGAATAATGGCTAAGTATAAAGCAATTAAGAACCTAATTCTAAAGACACCTGGTATTTATGTGACAGAGGGAGAATTTGTTGAGCTTGAACCGAATTATGCCGATCAAGTCAATAAAGACCTCAAGCAAACATTTCCGGATGTCAATGCAGTTTTAGAGCTTGTAGAAGATGTATCTACACAATCTGAACAAGCTGATGCTACTGAATAAATAAGGGGTGGCAACACCCTTTATTTTTAAGGGAGGTTACGCATGACTTATTTAACAAAAGATGAGTTTGTTACTGACTTAGGCTTTGATGATGTAACGGATTTTGACAAGTTAGCTAAACGAGCAGAAATTGCTATCAATCTCTATACTCAAGGAATTTATCAAAAACATATTGACTTTGAGAAAGAGGTTGAGTATCGCAAATCTGCTGTAAAGCTAGCTATGGGTTTTCAGATTGATTATTTGAACAACTCTGGCATCATGACAGCTGACGAAAAACAAACTATGGCAAGCGTTTCTATTGGTCGCACATCAATTAATTACGGCAATAAACAACGGTTTTCAGCAGGACAACAATTCAACCTTTGCTTTGATGCTGAAAATGCCCTGAAACAAGCTGGATTTAGCTTAATTGTGGGAGTTGATTATGATAGATAAACGCTTATTACAAGATGTTGTTACAGTTCGTAAGGTTGAGGGCAAAGATAACTATGGAGATATCAGGTACTCTGAGCCATTGGATATTAAACCGGTAAGGTTTGATAGGTCGGTGGTTGTTACAGGTACTAACAACTCTAAAACTAGACAGAAAGCAGGCGTTGTTTACATTTACCCTAAGTTTGTGAATGTGACAGTTGATGATGGTTGGCTGGGTGCAGTTATGAATGATGGGGCGCGTGATTACCTTGTGATAGGTTATCAACCCAATTACCTTAATGGGAGAATTTTTAGCTATGAGGTTGAAGTTACATAATGGCAGATGTCAGAGTGAGCATTGATCTTGCAGGGGTAGAGAAAAAAGTATCACCTCAAGCTATGC